GGCCGGGGTAACCATTGGCACGAGCGACCGCTACAGTGACACCCCAGTTGGTTTCACCACCACGGTCCTTGGGGTCATTAACGTAGCCGCCCTCGTGTTTCAACATAGCTTCGAGCATGGAGTTAAAATCCATCTGGGGTATCCTTTCAGTTGTTAGGGTTTCTCATCCACCCAAGACTGGGGGATCAATTTGTCGGCGTATTTGAAGCCGTGTTTGTCGCACCATGCAGCGTAGGAGGTCGGGGACCCCTTACGGATGGGCGCTGAGGATCGTGTGAAGACGAACCGTATATCGAGCTCTGGATGCTGCTCCTTGATGAGGAGATGCTTCTGGCGATCCTCTACGTCGAAGACACCCTTCCCCTCGACAATGATGCCGTTGGGGAGGATGAAGTCGGGAGTGTAGGTCGCGTTGCGCTCAGGGACAGTGTAGGAGATTTTCTTTGTCTCATACTCAAAGGAGACTTTACGCTCCTTGAGGTCCTTGGCGATCTTCTCTTCAAGACCAGAGCGGAAACCTGATACTAGACGGGGAGCCTTCCCTGCGGCCCTATTAGATGTCCAGCGACGGTTTACCGCTACCATTATCTTCCTCAGTATCAGAAGAGGTAGCAGCATCGCTCTCGTCAAATTCATAGCCATCATCCACTGCATCGAAGCCTGAGGAGCCGAAGCTGCTGAGTTCTTTGATCTGGACTTGATTGAGTGCGGCAGTGATGCCCTTGTCATACTCTACGAAGCTACCGAGGATACGGATGGTTGACCCACCGCCTACGTTAGCTTTCTGAGCAGACTGGTTCTTTGCATCGAAGATAGCCGGAGCATACATCGACTTGAAGGTGAACTCTACGGTGCCAGCCTCTTCATCGACCTTGTAGGGCTTGTAGAGCTCATCGCCTACGCTACCGTGGATCGAGATGGCTGCATCATCACAGGCCTTTACGAAGGCTTGAGCAGCGGGGTCCTGCAAGTTGAGGACGAGCTTGGTTTTGAACTTATTGTCCGCGAACTTCCCCTTGGTGTCAGGGCTGGAAATGTGCGGATACTTAGCTACGCCAAAGGGCGAAGTGAATTTGATCTTCTTGTTAGCCATTATCGTTTCTAGTTAAAAAGAAACCCACCTAAGTAACCTAAGTTACCTAAGTGGGCTTGGAGTTGCTTATCTGCATTATCACCCTCGGAAGGTGGTTATGCGTTACTAGGGGTTTAGTGAACTTTTATGCAAAAGCGTAGTCTGCTTCGATGATCTGGCGGAGGTCTAACTGGCCTTTTTCCGGGGCTTCCGGGAGCTTCTCGATACCCTTGTCACTGAGGACGGCTTTAGCGGCTTCGAGTATCTCTTCGAACGGGTCGTAGGCCTCATACATCTCCACGAAGGCCTCACGGATGATCGTGAAGAAGCGTTCGGTCTTACCAGCGTGAACACCGAAGCTGTCGTGGATCAGAGCGAAGCTAGAGTAACCTTCATCCTTAGCGGCCAGCACTGTTAGGAGGAGGTGAGCACCATCCATCGAGTGAATGACGTTAGGAGCCACCGCTGACCGGGCCTTGTGCTTGTCGATCTTCGAGGTGGGCTTAGTGCGGATGCTGGACTTGATGAGCCCAAGAGAGGACTGACCCTGCTTGCTGTCTCCGACCTTCACCTTCCCGAAGAGATACAGTTCCACAACCTTCATGTCCCACACAGCATACTTATGGACGATGGGCATACCGAGGGGGTTCTGCCAGACCAAAGGCTGACCTTCGTGGGCTAGGGCGGACGCAACCTGCTTGAAGAAGGACATGCCTGCCTCTGCCTTGGCTACGGTGCTGGTGACTGTCCTGTAAATCTTCCCTGCCAGATAGTTGGCGACCTTGAAGCCACCATCCATGCGACCATCAACCTCGATAGAGTAAGGGTTGCTCTCACGGCGACCTGTGAGGACCTGAGTGTCTATAGGGCGGATGGTGTCCTCCATGATCTGATTGCGGAAACCAAACTGGGCGGAGGAGTAGGCGTAGGTCATCACGTTGCGCTTAACGAGACTCCGGGTAATTCCGTTCTCCAAGGCCACCTGAGCCAGCTTAGCCGTCAGAGGGTCTTTGTGGGCGAGATCGTCCATAACTTCCAAGCGGACCGTATCAGCGATGATCTGGTAGAGGTCGTTGGGCTTCTCACAGGGGACGAGGGAGACGAACGACGCCTCATCCTCTGCCCGCATAGCTGCCGAGTAGTGCTGGAGGCCACTGTTGCTCCCATCGAGGGCGACGGGGATGTGCGAGATGAAGCTCGTGGAACGTCCACTCTCGACCCACTCCGCATACTCGAAGCAAGCTGCAAGGAAGCAGAATGGGCTATCAGCTTCCGACCAGTAGTAGACAGTCCCAATGGGGTCTGCTGCCACATCCAGAATGTTCTGCTCGTTATCTTGGACCCACTGGATGCGATCCTCGAAGGACTTCTTAGAGACCTTCTCGAAGTCACCACAGTTGGCGAGGTGGACGGCCAACCAGAAGGCACCACCGTCACCCAGAGGCTCACCATCAGCGAACTTGAAGAGGGCCTTGATATGGTCTGCTCGTTGGTGGTTGAAGTGAGGCACAGGATACACTCGACCACGGAAGTCGAGATTGTGGGGGAGGTAGAAGCGATCATAGTCGATGAGGTCCTCAGCGATCTCAAGGTCTCTATCGAGGACTGCACGTTCCCCAAGCATCCGGCGGTTCTGCTCATGGATACCTGAGAGGGTGAGGCGGTGGCCCTTCTTCTCTACTTCGCTCATCTTGTCCCAGACCTCAGGCTCCATACGGGGAGGCAGGGCGAGGGCTGTGATCTTCGGGAGACCGTCAATGTGGATATCGTTAGCATATGCCCACTTGAGGACCTCAAGCACCTTGGTATTGATCTTCCACGGGGTCTCTTGGACGGTGTTCACGGCTGACAATACGTAGTCCATCTGTCCAGCAGCAATCGCCTTGCGGATGATGTCCCGATGCTCGTCGGTATAGGTCCTCACCAGCTTCACTGAGCGGGCCGCACGTTCATCGTAATAGCACCCAGTGTCCATGCCTTCCCATCGACGCGGTAAGACAACCATAGGGCGGTGGATAGGGTTGAGCCACGCAGAGGCGTCCTTGAGGCTCCCTAGGTAAGCTACAGCTTCGTCCGTCATCGTGATGATCGTCACCATGTCCCCTGCGCCACCTATGGTCTTCACTACGAAGATATCAGGGAGAGCAGTCAGGACGGCATTGATGAGAGGCTCAGCTACCTTCACCTTCTTATCGTTGCCCCAGTAGCTCACGCTCTCTAGGTTGTCCTTGGAGAGCTTCTTGAGAGCCTTGATCTTGCTTTTGGAGGACCCTTGGCGCTGGAGTTGCTTCTGGATGCGGAGGGCTACCTTAAGGCCCCTTTCCTGCTCAAGGAGCTTAGCTACAACCTCAGTCTCCAGTATGTTCCCGATCTGAACCATAGCGTCTGCTAGGGAGCTCTTGCGGGTGAAGGCATGGTAGGCGTTGCTCAGGGCGATGAAGGCGAGTGCCTCAGGATGGAAGTCCTTGAGGATACCGTAGGCCACTGGGGTTCGCCCTTTCCCTTGGCCTTTGTTTGCATTTTGAAGGTAATTCTCGATCTCCTTGGCTACCAATGGGATGGCACCTGAGATGAATTTCCTACCCTCTACAGTTGCGAAGTCTCCTTCATTGTCTGAGACCTGCTTCTGATGCTGGATGAAACGGTCGTAACCCTCGGAGGTCGCACGGGCCTCTAGTTCCCTTTGGGCGTCGAGAATATCTTTTTTGGTGGGAGTTTCTATGGACATCTTGCCTCCTCTGTTGTGGGTGTAACATCGTGTTACCTCTGCCTATAAAGTGGTATATCTACGATTGCGGAGTATACGTCAAGAACGAAAAAAAGAGGCCATGAGAAATAATCCCACAGCCCCTTCGTCCCTCACTGGTTATCGAGGGGTTAATTATACCCGAAATGCTACGTTTTTATGAGGTCTTCATTAGAACCTAAAACCAGCGCGTCTACCAATTCCGCCACGCCCGCTCCGTCACACCCGCGGACTTCGGTGTCCTTCCGGTCTGTTGAGGGTGCGCCTTTAGCACCTTCCCTCACCGATGCAAGCCCCACAGAAGTGTGTAGTTGGATTGATCCACCGACACTTCGTCTACCATTGTGGAATGCCCTAGCGAGATCAGCCGCAGCGATCAGCGTAGCGTCATGGACGTGAGCATATCTCATGGTTGTCTCAATGCGCTTATGCCCCATGAGTGTCTGGATGACCCTGAGGTTGACGTTAGCCTCCACCAGTCTCGTAGCGTAGGTATGTCTACAAGTGTGGAATACAAACTCAGGATCACGGTCTAGGCCTATCTGTGCTGCTGCCCTGTCCCACTCGTAACGGAGGGTTGCATAAGAGGGCATACCTTCATCGAGTAGGTCCTTGATGAGGGCGTAGGTCTCCCCAGATATCGGGATGGACCTAGCGGACTTATTCTTCGTCTTCCAAAGGTGTATCCACTCAGGAGCCAAGTCCCCCTTCTCTTCCAAGCACAGGAGCTCAGAGGCACGTAGGCCGGTCTCTATGGCTACCTTGATAACCTTAGGGATGTTGAAGCGGGCATGTTGGAGCATGAGGGCCTCCTCTTGGTAGCTGAGCCACCGGATGCGACCTTCGCTCTCCTCACGCCAGTCTAGGGGAGGAGTTTCCTTCGTTCTATATCCGCGTGATTTGCACCAATTAAGGAACATATTCACCGCAGACTGGTAACGATTGATAGTGGCATCTGCCCTACCCTCGTCCTCTAGGTGACTTACGAGACTGTCGATGTCGTGGACACCAATGCTATCGAGAGGCTTATTACCGACCACAGAGAGGAAGGTATTGAGCTTGGATAGGTTGTTGTCTTCACTGGCAAGCCCAGCCCATATCTTGCCACCACATGACGAGATAGCTTCTGAGAGCGTGAGTGGCTTTGAGTGTGCCTTGGTGAACTTGCGAGTAGCCTCTACAGGCTCACCTGAGGCAAAGCGGGCAAGGAGCTCCTGTTCGAGCACCTTAGCCTCCGCTAGTGTGTTCCTGCGTCCCCTGAGACGCTTTCCATCCTGCTGGACCTCAACACAGAAGCGTCCAGTCAGCTCTCCCCCTTTACGGTCGGGATATATCGACAACAGCATCCTCCTTTAATATGTGTTTGAAGTGACCGGCGACCCTCTTGAGTAGGTGCCGTCCTTTAGGTGCGAGGGTATACATGTTACGCCTTAGCTCCATTGGGTCGATCTCTCTTGTGACCAGCTTGTAACCGTCTTCTCCAGTGCGGAGGCGATCACTTAGGTCTAAGAGATATCGGCTTATAGTAGCGTTACGCAGACCAGAGAGATTGCTCAATTCGACGAGGCTTAAGCCTTCGTTGTTTGCGACCAGTGTGAGCACATAGGCTTGCGATACTGGCATACTAGGGTTCACTTCCATGAACTCCTTGAGAGAGCGCATGACGGCGGTATTGACTTTACTCATAGCGAGCTTCTCCTTGTCAACTTCCCCAAAGTCTGTGAATGACATTACAGTTACCTTTATGTTTACAACCCTGCTACCCTCATACTGCTATCGTAGACTATTGCAACATGTATTTGCACCCACACTTGTAAAAACATAGACCCCACAGTGTTACCTATGGGGCCTAATGTTATGATTTACGGAGACCGAAGCGGTCTACAAGGGCTCTAACTCCGAAGGATGCAGCGATTGCAGCCATGAAGGAGACCATATACCACTCAGGGACGGTGGCTATAGCCTCAAAGCCTTCTTTAGCAGCCTTACGACCCCATTCGCCACAAAAGGCGAGGATAACGGGGATGGTAAGGAGGATGGTCAGATACTCATCTTTCCAGCTACTCGACATCTGATTGACTGCGCTATTATCCCAAGCAATCTCAGCGTCCTGAGCCTTAGAGAGGCGTAGGGCCTCTGCTTCTGCTCGTGCTATGATTACCTTGGTTTCAGCTTCAATCCGTGTCTGCTTGAGTTTCCTGCGTCCCTCCAGCCAGTCTCCACCGAGACCTAGGGCTGCTCTGACAATATCTAGGATCATTGCTTCTCCTTATTAGTCTTGTGGTCCTGCCAAGCCTTACGGGCGAGGAGGACAGTTTGGAGGACGGTATAGATGAGGGTAGCTGCTAACACCCAGTCCTGTAAGGTTGCCCCGAAGATAGTAGCGGCTGCTACTGTTAGAGATGGTGAGAGTTTCGCAGTGACAACCGCGTATTCTGTTATGTTATCAGGATGGGACATCTTTTCTTATCTTAAAATTTAGGTGGGCCGCTTGTTTGTCATGCTGTCTACGGTAGTCACCAGATGCGCGACTTGTGTTTCAAGGATGGCTATGCGTTCGCGTTGAGTTGGCTCAGTCACAAGCGCCTCCGTTTGCAAAAAGGAAGGCTACGCTGCCCATTGATATTCGCCCGAAACCATATAAGTTCGACCCGTCGCAATTGCGTTGCTGCCGGTAACGTCCACCATCTGCATTCGGGTTAAATTGCTCGGTTGCGTATAGGCTTGAAGCGGAACGCCAGCGCTATCGACAATTCCAGAAAATACCGTCTTGATTGTAGTGTTTACTGGCAAAGTCGCATAAAGAACGCCTGTGGCTGTGCCAGCATCGGCAATCGTGAAATTCAGCTCAAACTTGGTTACATTGCCAGTCTGCCAATATGTTGCGGTAACAGCATTGACCGTCGTTAGCGTGCCGCTTGACGCTGTAAATGTCGGCGTCCAACTACGCTGATAACTAGATACAATCGTTCCAAGCGTATCGACAAATTGAGCGGATGCAGTCGCATTGGCAAATGTCGCATCACCTTCGACAATGATTGTCGTTTTGGTTCTACCCACCCTAATGTTGTTGACCATGTAGCCATTCGGGCTGGTAATCTTGGGGCTACGAAGCCGAAGCGTTGTCGTTGGACCGGATGGATCATCCGCAGTCAAATACGTTCCCAAAACACCGAAAGCGCCGGGGGCGGTGTTGTCTGTATTAACCTGCAATAACTCTAATTGGTCGAATGTGACATCGCTCCCAGTGGCTGTGCAGATAACGCCAACACCCTTAACATTTGACGCCTTGGCGCGAATAGTTGCGTTAATGGCAGTGCCGATTAATTGGATTCCATTAGCTGCAATGTCGCCAGCTACCTCAACCGTAACACCATTCATTTCATTATTGAGTGAAGCCAAATAACCAACATTGCGACCAACGCCCTGAAAACGGGAGTTGTTAATCGAGCCGGTTCCGGTCGTGGCGATTTCAAATAGCGAGCCGCCTTCGCAATCTTCTGCAATAATCCCAACCGCGTTAACGTCTTGCAGGTCTGCATTGATATCAGCCGATTGCGTTTTGAATGCGCTGGTATGGCATCGCTCGAACGCGGTCCCAACGGCGGTCAGCTTGCTCGCCTGATTGTAGAATCCGTGCTGGCCGGGAATGTCGTGAATTTTACCGCCAATGATATGCGTCATTGTTGCTGGTTGGTTTGTCGCGGTAGGTAGTTCGCGCAAGATGCCTTGCGCCGTTCCCGATATATTCGGGTTTATAATTAACCCTGCATCGCCCCTGCCGTGCGTGGCATCGTTGCAAATGTAAATTCCGTTTTGGAAATTGCCGTCAGCGGGAATTGTTTGTGTGTAGCCAGTTGTTCCCTCAATCCGAATGCCGTCATCAATAAGCCAGCGCGTCCCGCCAACAATTGAAATTCCAGCATTAGCGAAGTTGTAAACCCGCCCCGGCCCTATAACAGCAAAGTCATTGCAGCCGACAAAATGAATCCCGCGAAAACCTTCTTGTCCTTGGTTGCCCGTCCAAGCGGCCGACCATCCGCCTGCACCGTAAACAGTGCCGCCGTTTAGATTAATAACGACATTATTTTTAGTGGTTGCAATGAATGCCTGCTTATTTGTTGTCATCTGGCGTATAGTCGTGCCGGGTGACAATGTGACCGTTTGTCCGGTTTGCAGCACCAGCGCGTCTGTGATCCTATAAGTTCCAGCGCCGTTGATGATGACATTCTTATGCGCCGTAAGGGCGGCTTGAATAAGTGCGGTATTGTCTGTTGAATCGTCTGCAACAGCCCCGAAATCAGCAGCATTGACAACATCGCGCATCTTAGCTTGCACAGTCCGGGCAACAGCACCTGTTCCCGCTTGCAGGAAGCCAATGGCAGAGGAGCCTCCAGATGCCGCTAAATCTTCAGGATAAACTAAAGCCTTACCTCCGGTTGTGGAACCGTCTCCCAGCTTCAACTTCTTATTTGTAGTATCCCAAGCGACCTCCCCGTCTAAAAGAACCTGAGAGTTAAGGACAGTCGCGTCATTCCTCGGCAATCGTCTACGTGCCATATTAAAAACCTTTGTTATCTTATGTTATTTTGAGGTTAGCTGGATACCCAGACACCATCGTCAATTACCGTGTCGGTAGATACCCAGACACCATCGTCCCGGATCGCTGTGTTATCGAGAGCGTCTAAGGCGGCTTGGACACTTACGCCCGTATCCGTCCCTATGAGCTCTGCGCCTGTGTTAGCTGCTAGTGCGGCGTATATGGGCGCTGTGGGACCTGCGGGACCAATGGGACCCATGTCGCCCTGAGGACCTTGAGGACCGGTGGGGCCTTGAGGACCCTGAGGGCCTGTGTCGCCCTTCTGACCCTGAGGACCAGTGGGACCGGGGATGGCCGCAGTTGCTGGAGGATCAGGAAAGGGGTGGAAGGAAGTCGTTGCTGCCATTTATTTTATCCTTATTGGCACTCTAGGCAGAACCAAGTGAATGGCGATGCGCTCACGCTCTGAGTATCTGTGGAGAAGCCTACGAGCTCGAAGTAATCTCCGGGGACTACAGGGACCCAAGCACCAATACCGTTCACTGTGTCTGCACCGGGTGTCCCTGTGTCGTAACGGGGAGCGCCTATGTAGTTGGCACCATTCTTCGTCACACGAGCAGCTAACTGTCCGGACCCTGAGGGCGTTCGGATACCAAAGCTAGGACGGGCTATTGTGCATCCAGAGGGGACTACGAACCTTGTATTGTTGGTTACGTTGTCGTGGATAGTAGCGTCATCATAGACTTCGGTGTTGAAGGTGATGTTGGTGGAGACACCTGCGGAGATCGACTGGGTGGCTGACTTGGTAGCCAAGCAGCACTTATAGGAACTGGGGATTTGCTCCAGAGAGAACCAAGTGTGGGTGCCAGCGGTGACACTCGTTGCGGACGTATGGAAAGCAGTCGCCTCGATATAGTCGCCAGCGGTCAACTCTATGACACCTGAGACACCGTTGAGGTTCTCGATGCCAGTGCTGTCTGTCTCGGTCCTTGGGAGGCCTATAGTATCAGTCCCGTTCTTCCTACAGTAGATCACAAACTGACCAGTGGCACTTGCAGCGATCATGTTGACACATACGCGGTAGCGGCCAGTGGTGGGTGCTGTGAGGCGGGAGTTGTTGGTTACGTTATCGTGGAAACCGTTGGTATCGTATTCCTCGACATCCCACGTCATCACTGTGTCGGTCCCTGCCGAGAGTGATTGGTTGGCAGACTTACGGACGAGGACACGGTGGAGAGCGGGGTCGATAGCCTCTATGCTCATCCATGTATTATCGACATCGGAGGACGAGCCAGCTTGGTTGATACCGAACGTCTCGAAATAGTCTCCCTCGACCACAGGGATGATAGCGGTCATACCTACAGCGGACTCGACACCTACT